AAGGTTTTGAAGCAATATACCTTTTATAAGCAGTAAAGGTATCAATGCTATCGTCAAATTTCCATTCCACAGGCATTGCCCGAGCAAATGGAGTCACACTGGTTATCTTTCCTTTTGGGAACAGATAATAAGCAGACACAAGAGTATTATAACACGAATGGGTTTTACCATATCGCACAGAATACTCATCACACAAGTTCATTCCCCACTTAATCAACCAATAGGCATTGTGGACACTATCCATTGCCCATTTGGTGCAGGGGTGATTACGAAACGCACCTTTTTCAGTTCTGTAGGGAGTGCCGTCAGTCTTAGGCAGAGTACCGTAGTTATGACCCCACTTTTCAGATGCCACAATGGAAAGCATTTGACAGCACTCCAGTGGCATTTTGACAATGTGTTTATCAGGGAGACAAATAGCACTCTCAGCAGGGAATGGAGATGTGACGAAAATATTCATCCAAATGTGCTATCAGGTTCCAGAGCAATATAATAGTTCAGATCGTGTTCTTGATTAGTAAATCGTGACAAAAGTTTAGAAGATACAACCACTTCATAGGTGCCAGGAAGAATTTTGATATTTTCTACTTTAAAGTTGAAAACAAATTCAGCATCAGTTTCACCAACAACGATAGAAAAATCGTTGGAAGTATCATTCTTCTTGTCACGAACAACCAGTTTCACAACACCTGCTTCACCAACCACAGAGAGATCAGGAAGTTGATAAACAGAAGCAGCTTTGAGAAGTTTATCCAGTTGCTGAGTATTCAGTTCAAATTGCACATCTTCACTGGGAAGATTGATTGATTTATCTGGAGGAGTAACGATTACACTTGGGTCCGCAAAGAAATACTTAGAACGCATTTTACCTTCACGAATAACCACATACCCATCATTATCAAAGACAAGTTCTGGATGTTGATGCAATCCAAGTCCATTCAGAAATTGGGAAAGTTCATAGATGGCAAAATCTTTAGGGAATTCTTCATCAACAACTGCTTCTGCAAGAATGTTTTTCATCACAGAAATAGTGCGAAGTTTGTTCCCAGTTTTAATCAAAATAGATTGATTAATCCCAGAAAAGTTCTTGAGAAGGTTGAGAGTTTTATCAGAGAGTTTCATAGTTTTGTCTTTAAGTTTCACAATCAATACGGATAATCACTAACAGGTTTCTTATGAAGTCCAGCAAAATGGTAAAGAAGAATACAATAGTGAATTGCCTTCAAAATATCTTGCTTTGACTTACCATTCTTTTTACCAAATCGTGACAGATACTTAATCGCATTTGAACGGGTAAAAGCTTCAGCATCACCAATACTTTCAATCAGATCAAGAGTTTGGGTTTTAGATTGTTCAGAAGTATAGTGAGAATGGTAAGTGCTTGAAATATAATCTTCTACTGCCTTAAAGGTTTTGTCTTCTTCATACTTCCAGAAACCGTTTTTATTCGTATTTTCATAATCCTTAGTATTGTAAGGATACGGAAGATTTGAACCAGACGGAGGATTAAGAGTAATATGATTACTACCAAATCCATTCACAACACTGGAAGACGAAAATGAAATTTTATCTGCTTCATTCTTAGAAACAGGAGTTCCAATATTCAATGTATCAGGTCCAGCAAAAGAAAATTCAAAATCATTATAACCTCCACCAGTTAATCTAGAATTAACAAAAGTTGGGTTGTCGTTGAAAGAATGTTCGTAAAGAGTTTCAAAATTTTCAGACATTGGATTTCATAGTAAATTACAAAAAGAAAGGAGGCACATTAACCTCCTTGTATTCTATCAGGATTGAGGTTCTGCGTCAACGGGCAGTTGAAAATCAACATCCACTTTGTCATACAATTCCAGGAAAGACTGTTTGGTTTCATCGTCAAAACGGTTAACGCATACTTGAATTGCCTTTGCCTTATCGTTGAAGATGCTGTAGGCACGGATGATGTGAACCAAACGACGGGTGCTGATGATTTCCTCAATACCACCATCATAGAAAGTCTTGCGGATGATGTCTGCCCAGTCAACCAAACGCTTGCAGAAGTCAGCATCATCAACACCAAGTTCTTGAGCAACACCATCTAGAATCTTTTGTTCGATAGTGGGAGCAGGATAGGACTGCTCAAAGGTCACAGGAAAACGCTCAAGGAATGCTTCGTTGAGAACATTGGTGCCGATAAAGCGACCATCATCAGAACCCTTACCTTTGGTGTTAGCAGTTGCAATCACATTAAATCCAATAGCAGGTTTGACAAAACGACCAATTTTTTTCAGAAATACACCCTTACCTTCAAGAATGGATTGAAGACACAGGATTTTGTTAGAGGCAAGGTCAATCTCATCCAGCAGCAAAATAGCACCACGTTCCAGTGCTTCAATCACGGGGCCATTGTGCCAAGCGGTTTCACCATTGACAAGACGGAAACCACCGATCAAATCATCCTCATCAGTTTCAATAGTAATGTTAACACGAATTAGTTCACGACCAAGTTGAGAACACGCTTGCTCAACAGAGAACGTTTTACCATTACCCGAAAGACCCGTAATGAACGTAGGATAGAAAAGACGGGATTGAATAATTTTTTTAATATCGTTAAAGTTACCAAACTTGACGAAGGTATCATCTTTTTGTGGAATGAGATTTTGATGAACTTCAGGAAGAACAGCAACATTACTAAATGAACGTTCAATCTCCTGAACTTTTTGTTGAGTTACTTCCAAATTCCACTTAGCACGACCAACCTTAAAGTTTTCAAGTCGTTTAGTAACGGTAGGATAGGAAAGATTTTTAGAAGCGCAATAACCACGAATATCGGCAGAGGTAACATTCTTACCAAAAGTATTTTTAAGATCAATAAAAATTTGGTCGTCGGTCATTTGAGTGCGAGACATGATGTGGGGTGTTTTTCAACTAAAGTCATTATACAACAAAAAAGGGGTCATTACGACCCCTCGGTGGTCAGTTAATCAACTGGTTTTTAAGTTCTGCAAGATATTCCTGGCTTCCAATGTGACCTTTAAATCCTGGGTAATACTTTTCTACCATCGCATTGATACCCATTGCAGTAATAGAACTATCACATCTAACCCAAATTTCTTTGGTATCGTATTTAACTACATGATCTAACGGAAATTTATCTTTCATTTTTTCTTCTCCTCTTTTTCTCTCTTTAAGAAACCACTCTGCATTACTCCAGACAAAGGAATTTTCACAGTTGGTTTATCATCTGGACCACCACCATAATCTCTACCTTTATAGTCACTTCCACGATGAGGGCGTCCTGTAGAACGGTCATACATTTCAAAAGTAAATTGTTTGTAGGTTTTCATACTAGTGATGGTTTTTAGGTATTTAGGCGACAAGGGCAATAAACTCACCAAGAACTTTTTTATTCAGTTTCTTAGTTTTTAAAGATTTGACAAAAGCAGATTTGATCTGAGATTTAGTAGCATCCTCGGCAACTTCAAACTCAGCATCTTGAGAAAGTGCAGATGAAGAAAGTCCAAAGTATGCATCATACCCAGAGTTGGTGATGATGAAACTTCTCATTTTTTTCCAATCACTCTGGATCTTTTGATATTGATTGTCAGTAAAATCGTGGTAGAGATTAATAAAACGATTAGCATTACGACTTTCAAGAACACGAATACCAATCAAATTCACTGAAGGGAACTTATCTTTAAGATTGCGGAGAAGTGCATCAGTAAACTGATGATATCCATAATCAATTTTATAAGTTGTTCCAAGTTTACGGTCACGAAGAAAAGTCCTGTGAGGAGCAATTCCTGCAGAACCAATATAAGGTTTACTTTCCCAAGCACGTTTGACTTCACGATGATAAGAAAGATGATTGGCCTCACCATCAGTCAGGACAATACATTGAACCTTTTGAAGTTTATTCTCTTGTTGAAACTTAGGAAGAATTTGGTGAAGAGAAATCAGTGCTTCATTTAAAGGAGTACCAGACAAAGACATTCTATTTGGATAAGTATAGGGAGTGCGATATGTATCTCCAAAGTAAATAGCAAGACGCCAGATATTAATCATCTGATGCTCCAGTTCTTTACCAGAAACTTTGCTAGTAAGAATATTCATCAAAGCAAAACTTTCATCTATACAAAGAAGATTTTCTTTCTTTTCATAATGACAAGTTCGGTCAGCAGCTTTAAATTCTCCAGTTGCATAATCGTATTCACCACGACGCCATTCATTTGTAAAAGCATATACCTCAAAAGGAATAGAAACTTTTTTACAGAACCAAATAAGATTAAAGAGTTGTTTGCAAGTGTCAGTAAGAACTTGCGACATAGAACCAGACCAGTCCAGAATAAACACCAGACCGTGATTTTTACCATCAGGAATTACAGTGACTTTCTTGAAAAGGTCTTCGTTATACTTGTAAGTATGAAGACGAGTGGTATCCAGAACACCAGTGCGAGCA